CCTGTGCATCCCTAAACTCTTCTTTCTTTATCATGTAAGCGTAAGGGTCTTCATTTTTTAAAGTATCCCAATCTACGCTACTGAACTCGTTTAGCTTGGCCGATTGTTGCTCTTGCAACATCTGTAAACCATTTGCGTACATTTGCCTCTCTTGCTCTAGCCTTTGACGCTCGGACTGGATTTGCTCCGTCTCCTTACGCTGCTCTGCTAATGCTTGAGACTTACGAGTGTAGTCAGCTTGCCTTTGGTATCCGTTCTTAAGTTCATCAATACCAACCTCAATTTCTTCTCCGTCTACCTTAATGGTGTACTTTAAATCTTCTTCGGCTACTATTTCAGTTTCTTCTTCCTCTTCTACCTCTTCTTCGGTTTCTTCTTCAGCTTGTCCTTCCTCTTCCGATTCAGGGGCTTCTTCTTCTACCTCTTCAGCTTCCTCTGTTTCCTCTACCACTTCCTCGTCAACAGGGGTATCGGTTTCCTCGCTTGCGGTTTGCTCTTCTGAGTCCCACATATTAAGGATTTGGTTTGCAGCATCTTCTGCTGAACCTTCTCTTACTCTTTCAAATCTACCTTCTTGGGTGTTCTCTGCAGAATCCATAGGTTGTCTCCTCTATTCAGTTAAAAATTGTTCTTGCTCCCTTTCAGCAAGTTTGCCTGTCTCAAGCACTGAAGTTATATGTTGATTAACTAAATCCAGTGCTTTGATTGTTATATATAATCTATCTCTTTCCACTTCTTCGGCAACTTTGGTATCAAGCAAGTATTGTACTAATGCTTCCTTGACTGTGGCTAGAGCCTCTACATATAGAGGATGTTCTAAAATCTGTTTAGCTTGGTCTGCCCTTGCTATCTCTTCTCCCTTGTTCCCCATGTTAAGTTCCTATTTTAACAGCTCGTTCTTGTTGTCTTTCTAGTTCAAGCTCTTGTTGCTTAAGTGCAAGTTCTGCTTTCTTAATCTCAAGTTCTTGTGCTTTAATTTGCATGTCCACACTAGCTTCTTGTTGTTTAAGTTCCAAATCTTGCTGTGATATCTGTGCATCAAGCTGCATCTCTTGTTGTTTAAGTTGGGATTCTGCTTGTATTTTTTGTACTTTAACTTGTAGCTCTTGTTGTTTAAGCTGTGCTTCTTGCATTTTAGCCTGTTCTTCTGGGCTAGGTCCTTGTTGTTGCTGAACATCTTGGTCCCCGGGGTCTGTAATAAAGTCATCTACATTCTTCATACCCATAGCTTTTATTTGTTCAGCTACTAAATTGTATACATTCTTAGGTTTAAGTAGCATTCCTGCTGCTGGGTGTTGTGCAATCATTTGTATTGTTTGCGACAATCTACCTAAATGCATAAGGTTCATATCTTTATTACCAAAACCTAAACCTACCTGTGCAGTACAATCCATTTTGGTTTTCCATTCGTGTGGATATAAAGTAGTCCACTGATTGTTTAATCTAACTAGTTTTTCAGGCTTTTCAAATTTCTGTACTAACATATATACAGACTGTGCTAAATCTTTCATTCCTGTTTCAGCAAATATTCTAGCTATTAATTCTATTTTCTGCTGTGCTGCGGTCATAACTTGACCTACGCCTGTAGCAGTTTGATGCGATTTTAATGCACCTTCAGATAAACCCATTGAATTCTTACTAACGCCAGTTCGCTCTTCTCTAATACTGTCTAGGTATCCTAGCATATTAAAAGAGTTCTGGTCTAGTTGTGGTGTTCCCAGAGGGTTGACAGCACCCGGTGTGCGTACTCTTACAATACCACCCGGTCTAGAAGTCATTAGGTCATCTAAATTTGCTTGACCTTCCACTACCTCGTATCGCCCATTATTTGTTAGATACATATTGTCTAACAAGTTACGCATTAGTGTAGTCTTAATGAGTTGAAGGTCGGAGATTAAGTCATAAATACTCAGACCGTAAAACTTATGAGGCATTGGTATAGGTGTAAGGGAGGAGAAGGGAACACTATCCACGGCCTCATTATCTAACAGTTCATCTCCAACCTTCGTTACTTTTCTTAGTTCGGCAATGCCATCGTTATCGAAGTCTACTCTTAGATAACATTCCGTAACCCAAATTCCATCATCAATGTCACCCTCTGGTGAATTGTCTTGTTCGTGTGAGAATCTAGAAAGTCTCTCAGCTTTATAGTTTGCTTCATCATTATTGAATACACCATCTATCTTACTCTTAGGATAGCCTTGTTCAATTAGCTCAGACTTAGTTCTCTTTACTCTATGAGCGACAAATCTTGCAGTGTCTATAGACTTAGCATATTTGTCAATTAAAAATTCTTCTGGCGGTACAGCCTCTATTCTAACCTGACCATCGTCATATGTTCTATTTACTACAACATCGTGAGTGATTGGTTCTAAAGACATTTCGTCTTCGCCACCATTCTCTGTATGTTGTTTTACTTCTACACTATCATCCATTAAGAGGGCGGTGAACTCTTCTTCCGTTAAGTTCTTATACTCTTCTCTTAATGTCTCACTGGTGTCATCCCAGTAGTGTTTGACTATACCATTCTTTTGTAGTAGTGCATCCTTGAACCACTGGTATATAATACTAAAGCCGGGGTTCTGTCTCATTATGACATAGTTTACATAATCTGTAGACTGCTTTGCCATCTCGACATCTTCAGGGCCTTGAGGTTCAAACTGTACTACCTTATCGCCCGAAGTAAATATCTTCATAAGGCTAGGCATAATCCATTCGATTACATCTGCTACATCTCTAGTGACAATCTGTGAGCGACCTTCCTGCTCATTGCCATACTTCTTACCGTAATAACGGTCAAGTGCGTCAGAGCGTTGGGCTGTTAGCTTACCATCTTTGTACCCTAAAGCAGAGTGTATTTCTTGCTCTAAGTGAGCAGCAAGCTCCCTTTTTGTCATTTTAGCCATAAATTATTTACCTTTATTAATAGGGTATTTAGTTTCTTTTACAGGTGGTGGACTACTGACTGCTTTCATAATCTCTTTCAAGTCCTGTACCTCTTGTAATATCTCTAGTATTCTATCTTCTAACCATCTTGGATTCATACCTTCTCCTATACTATCCAACTCAAATCAGTCTTAGGGAGTTCCTTTCCCCAGACACTATCATTACCTGTGAATACAACCTCTGTTACACACAAGTACCTAAATGCATCGCTAGCGTGTGATGTCCAGTCATGCACTGGTCTTTGTGACCAAATCTTTTTCTTGTCATCATAGCTACTTCTATATTGTAGCAATGCCTCTAGTCCTTTCTTAGTCTTTTCTTCGTCAAACCAGCATTTATTTAAAAAGGTTCTAGTTGTTTCAATACCATCCATTACCTTTAACTTTGGTGCGACTTGAAAGTCAATACCTAGGTCAAATGCTAGGTCTCGTCTTGACTTACCAGTAGAAAATTCTCTAACTACTATATCGTGTGGTGCTATATGTGCACCATAGTTGTAGCCTTTTTGTTTAAGTACATCTATATAATAAGGTAAACCCTCATTTGAACTTTCAAAATAATCTATAAGATGTACTGCTTTTCCTACAAATTGGCAGAACCATATACTGGTTGCGTCACTTACACCTAAATCCCAAGCTGTTACTACTTGTTTAGCCGGGTCATAAGGGACTTTCCCCACTCGGTCTTCTTCATAGCAAGTTTCAATCTCTTTAGCATAATACGCACCTCTAAGTGCAGCAGACCAAGAACACTCGTATTCTTGTTCAAATTCAGTTTCTGCCATATCTTGCTTCGCAAGTTCCAATTCCTCATCATCTAATATCCCTGTTTCACTCGCCTTATATAAGAATCTAGCCCATCCCTTTCTTTCCGGTGCTGAGTGGTATAAATCATAAAATTCGTTCTTCCCTTTAGGTGTACCAATAAATATGGCATACCCTTTCCTGTCTGACAGTGCTGGCCTTATAACCTCAGAGAACATCTTTGGGTTCATCTGAGCGTACTCATCAAGCACTACACCGTCTAGGTAAATTCCCCTGAGAGTGTCATAATTGTCAGCCCCATAGAGCTGTATTCTAGCTCCCATGAAGTCGGCTCTTAGTTCAGCCTCATTAAACTTAACCTCTGGAAATACTCCACATAACCTCTTCAATTCATCCCAAGCTACTGTCTTAGCCTGTTTAAATAAAGGTGCTATATAAGCATATCTAGGTGCTGGCTTACCACTTATAACATCTTCAACAGCACTCTTAATTAACTGATTAATAGCAAATACTGTCTTACCAAACCTTCTATGACATACAACAACATTAAATCTAGCTAAGTTGTTATGTATTTCATTCTGTAATTCCCTAGGTGTATAAGGAATTACTACAGTTTTCCTCTCCTCTTGCATAGGTATTAGTGTACCTTATCGTCTTTATCCCTTAGTAGCTGGTTTGCATCTGCAATATCAGCAGCATCCTGTGCCCATTTAATATCAAAGGTTCTATCCTCTACAACAACAGTGTGTTTCGGAGACCATCCGGCCTGAGTCTTTAACCAAAAGGTAGTCATACTAGGAGATTCCCCTGAAACTGCCATTTCATAGGCAACTCCGGCAACCCTTGCGGTACGCTTCTCTTTACCTACTAATAGATTATGAGAATAATATTTAGTTAGAGTGGCATTAGAAATACCCATTATTTTAGAAATAGTATGCTGGTCTAATCCAATACAAACCATCTCTTCTACCTTAGAATAATCGTCATCCGTAGGTTTATACGTCTGTCCTCTCTTGATTCTAGACTTTTTACCACCAGCTTTCTTAGATTCTGCACTAAGTCCACCAGTAGGTCTACCTTTCTTACGCTCAATCTTTAATACAGCATCTGAAGGTTTAATACCTTTAGCAGATGCTACTGCATAGCGTAGTTCTTCTTCTAATTCTTTCTCTATTTCTCTAATCTCATCTTCAGAGTCTATAGAAATTTCACCTTTATTTGCCATATACTATTATTATACCATAAAATTAAATTAGTTATCCCTTCATTCCTAGAATTCTTACAAAGTTTTCTTTTACCAGTATATATATACTATTAGTTTTCTTCTTTGGGGCTCATTCTAGGTATTATTATACCAGATAAAAGCTAAGTAATTCTGCATAGTGCCGAAAATAGTTGGTTATGCAGGTACTACATTGAAAAAATAATAATTTTACATGGAGGTCCCTTTGCCCGATGGAGAAATTTTCTCAGAAGGGTGGGTACCCCTCGCACTTTCCATGCTTTCCGCCCACGCATATATATGGATTATGGGATAGGATGGACTCTCTGGGATGGATGACATAGGCTGGACCAGATAGGATGGATTCTTGGACCCATTATGGGATAGGCTGGGATAGGCTGGGATGGGATGGGATGGAAAAAAGCAGAGGGGATGGATTCGTGGTTTTCATA